AACTCATAATATGGAAGCATACGCTTATTTCTCGTCCCCCATCTACCGCGAAGAGCGGTCAGAATGGGTAGAGGAAACGCTAAAGCATACCCAGAAATACTATGACCAGATGCAGCCATCAGTGGTAAAGCAAACTGGGCATATGGCAAATGACCCTGACCTTGGGTACTTAGCGTCTTATTTTAGAGATAAGGGTGTTAGTATTCTAAAGGATCAGGGTTATTTAACAGATGAGTATGAGTTTTACGTGTCTGGAATGTGGGGCCAAGAGTTTGCGTGTACTGGTAGTAATATTATGCACGTGCACGGGGACAGCCAAATATCGGGGTTTTACTTTTTAGAAGTGCCGGAAGGCGGCTCTTATCCTATATTCGACGATCCAAGACCGGGTAAGCGTATGGCGGATTTGTGGGCGCAGCCTAGCGACCAAGTTACAATGGCTACGCCACAGATACATTTTAACAACGTGCAAGCGGGCACTATGATGCTATTTAACTCGTGGCTTCCGCACATGATTACACCAAACCAATCTAATAACCCGACAAAGTTTGTGCATTTTATTTTGTCCCAAAGAAAAAGGTTTATTTAATGCAGCACTTGCTGACGCCGTACTCAAGAAAAATAGAACCGTTTGCGTGGTGGGAAGACGCTTTTACCGACGAGCAGCTTGATTGGCTACAACAAAAAGCGAGAGAAGCCACAGAACAAGCGCAGATAGGCGGTGGGAGTGGGGGAATGGTAAACGACGAAATAAGGCGCTCAGAACTTAATTGGCTAAATAAAGACCCCGAGTGCGCGTGGGTTTTTAAGCGTTTGGCTGACGTGGCCGCAAGTTTAAATGCTGACTATTTTGGTTTTGAGTTGACGGGGTTTGGCGAGCCTATACAGCTAACAAACTACCATGAAGCTAGGCAGGGCACCTATGTTTGGCATCAGGATTTTGGCTCCTCGGGTATATCCCGTAAGCTCTCAATAGTCTTACAGCTTTCAGATCCCAGCGAATACGAAGGCGGTGAACTGCAAATACTAACAAAAAAAGAACCTACAAGTATCCAGAAAAAACGGGGTCTTATAACGGTGTTCCCCGCGTGGACACTTCATCAGGTAACTCCTGTTACTAAAGGCACAAGGCAAACATTAGTAGCATGGATTTCGGGGCCAGCATTCAAATGAGCGTAGAATATAAAGATTTTATCGGCGTGTTTTCAGACGTGTACCCAGAGGGTTTTTGTGAGCATTTAATATCGGAATTTGATCGTAACCAAATTCTTGGAGCGGGCACCACCCGCCAAAACGGAGAAGGAACGGACAAGCATTTAAAAAACGATTATCAGATTTTTTGTAACGGTAAAAATATACATTTTGAACCGTTTGACGGCAGAAATACAGTAGATTTATTTTTTAGCGGGCTACAGCAATGCTTCGAAGAGTACTCTAACGAGTACTCTGTTATTAAAAATAATAACGTGCGTTGTGACCACATGAAAATGCAGAAGACCTCTAAAGGAGGGGGCTACCATATTTGGCATGGAGAGCAGGGCAACGGACAGCAAGCTAATCGCGGGTTGGTGTATATGCTCTATCTAAACACGCTACCTCCAGAATCAAACGGTGAAACAGAGTTTTTATATCAGCAACGCAGGATTAACCCTGTTGGAAACACTATGGTGCTATGGCCCGCAGCGTTTACTCACGCCCATAGAGGGAATCCAGTTTACGGGGACAATGCAAAATATATAATTACTGGGTGGTTTTACCATGAGTAGTTTTCAAAACCAAGGATACACTCAAGTAAAAGGACTGATTGATGCCCAGACCGTAAAAACCATATCTCAATACTTTGAAAACAAAATAAATCGTGGCGAGTGGGTTGGGAAAAAACAAGTCGAGGCGGGTGACGCAAGCAAATTAAGCTACTACGCAGACCCTCTTATAGAGGTAATGTTAAAGCAATGTCAGCCGGCCATAGAGCAGTATACGGGATTGGAGTTAGACCCAACCTACTCGTTTAGTCGGGTGTATCAAGAAGGTGAAGAGCTTACCCCGCACACAGATAGACCTTCTTGCGAAATAAGTGTGACTATTAACGTGGCTTGTACTGGGGACGCATGGCCAATTTGGATGCAGTATAAAGACAACGACCCCGTAAAGTGCATGCTTAATCCGGGTGACGCGGTAATATACAAAGGTTGCGAAGTTACCCATTGGCGTAGAAAATTACCCAAAAGCCAGATAAACGTGCAGTTTATGCTGCACTATGTAGACAAAAACGGGCCGTATGCCGAATATAAATTTGATAATCGAGGGGCGCTAAGTTTAGCTTCTCCCGCTCGTAGGAGTTAATTATGCCTATAGGAACCAGTAAAGTAGGTTTATTTGGTGGAAAGCCGACGGTTTTGGCGGGTTGCCAAACCTTTAATTCCCCCGGCACTTTTACTGTCCCAGAAGGATTGGAAATAGTGTCCGTTACAGGGGCCGGAGCAGACGGAAATTCGGGTAATCCCGGTAATACAGGGGGTAGAGGCTCCGGAGCAAGCGGCGGTTCGGGCGGCAACTCCAACTCCCCGTCAGCCGGCCCATACAGGTTTGGAAAACCCGGAGGAAGCGGTGTAGCGGGCGAGGCTCCCGGAACTTCAGGCAATCCCGGAAACTCAGGTAGCGCTTCAACCGCTTTTTGTTTTAATTTTGCAGGAGGAAACGGCGGAACAGGCGGGGCGGCCGGTAATCTGGGGACCGCTGGCAACTCTGGAGGTGCTGGGAATCCTAATTCGGGGCCCACTCCCGGAAACGGGGGAAATCAAGGCCTTGAAGGGGATTACCCCGCAGGTAATCCAAATTTAAGGCGCGGGGGTTATGGTTCAAGAGGCGGTGGGTATGTATGCAACGTCTCCGGCGTCAAAAATGTTTCTTACGGTGGTGGCGGTGGCGGCGGTGCCGGCAGCACTCCATCCCGCGCTTGCTCTCAAACTCCGGGCCCCGCGCCCAGAATCGGATTCTGTGGTGGTGGTGGCGGTGGCGGTCCGGGAGGAAACGGTGCCCGATGTGGCACTCCAAATAGCCCAAACGTTGATTTAAACGCTAACCCGGGCGTGTCCGGTAGCGTTACTAGTACGGGCGGTGGCGGCGGTGGCGGCGGTGCCGAAGTTGGTCCCTGCAAACTTGGTTCCGGTGGCGGTGGCGGTGGCGGCGGTGGCGGTGCGGGAAATCCCGGGTCTTCGGGAAATCCCGGAAATTCTGCTAGTCCCGCTGTCCAAAACTGCGTTCCGGTTGTTGCTGGGTGTTACCCTATTGTGGTCCCTACAAACGGGCAAGTAGTTATTTCTTGGAATACGCAATAAGATGAATGACAAAGAACTGCAAAAAGAACTAGACCGGCGAAACAAACTACGCCAACTAGAAAATTTAGAGGCCAACGATAGCCGAGCGCAATCTATAACTGTGGGCACGGCGGGTGGTGGTACTACCGAAATAACAATGCGTAGTGCCTCAGGGAAGTTTTTGTGGAACACTTACCAACCAGTAGAAGTAATAGAACTTATTCACCAATTATCCGCCAACGTGGGGTGCCATTTACAGCTTATACCTAGGCAAGATTTTGCCGCTTGGCGTGATTGGAAAGTCACTCCGGAGGAGCTAGCGCATGCTAGAGGTGTTCAGCACATGCCGGGAGTGGGGTTTTCCCCGTTTCCTAAGTATGACGAACAAAATTACCTCAACAACGGAGCCAACCTGCCCCACCCAGACGAACAAGTAGGGCGGCAAAAAATAGAGGTTAAGGAGCAAGAAAATGTGGCAACTAAGAAAGCTGTCAACAAACGAAGCACTAAGCGAAGCCGGACCACTACCAAATAACTGGGGTCCTATTTTTGGTATGGCCGGAATCCAAGATAAACTTGGTGATTTATCGTGGCTTGGTGAAAACTATGCAGACCAAGGTTGGATACAGGTAGAAGGCGAAATTAATACCGTTTCTAATTCAACTCCTGCCGAACTACAGTGGCAGAAAGCAAAGGACTTATTAAGAGAATCAG